CTTAGCCACCGTTATAGATGTACTTGAAAGGCAGCGTAAACAAAATGCCCGCTGAAGCGTCTTACAAGGTCTATGGCATTCAAGAGGCTTTAGCGGAAATCAACAAGGTAGACCGCACTTTGCGCCGGCAGATTACGAAGGACATTCAGCGCGGAGCGGGTACTCGACTTGTTACAGCTGCGCGCTCGTTTATCCCGACTGCTACCCCGTTGTCGCGTATGGGTAATGGCAACATGATTAAAGGCCGCGACGGCACGGGTTGGTCACGCGCCCGTGTCATCGCTGGCATTCGCTCAGTAGTTGGCAAACGTGGTAGCCGTGCCCGCACTGTCACGTTTTCTAACGGCCGTACAGCCGACTTTAAGGCGACGCAATACCAGTTGCTCGTACTACAGCAAAAGGACGTTGCCGGCGCTATCTGGGACCATGCAGGCATCAGAGGTGGCGGCCAGTTTGTTGCCAACCTTGAAGCTCAAGGCGAGCACGTCGGCCCACGCAACGCGCCCCGCGCTCTGGAACCAGCAGCCAACAGCGTGTTACCAGCCGTCGAGGCTGAAGTAGACAAGATAGTAGAGCGCGTTATGACTATTGTTAACCGTAATCTTGTTACGACTAGGACGCGCTAATGGCTATAAACATTCCAATTATTTCAAGCCTTAACGCGGCTGGTTTTGACAAAGCCAAAAAAGAGTTCCAAAGCTTGCAAGGTTTCGGTGCCAAGAGCGGGTTTCTGTTACAAAAAGCCATGTTGCCCGCAGCTGGCGCGGTTACCGCACTTGCCGGCGGTTTGGGTATGGCAGCCAAGGCAGCCGCAGAAGACGAAAAAAGCGCAAACCTTTTAGCCCAACAACTCAAGCGCACAGTTGGCGCAAACGATGAAGCAATAGCGAGCATGGCTAGGTTTGTAGACCAGACGCAACTAGCCACAAACGTGACCGACCAAGAGTTACGCCCGGCTTTATCCAACCTGGTGCGTTTTACTGGCAATGCTAAAAAGGCTCAAGACCTTTTAACGTTAAGTGTTGACGCGTCAATAGCCACGGGCCGCGATTTAACCGCCGTCAGCACTGCGATTGGGCGGGCATACGACGGCAATTTTACAGCTCTAAAAAAGTTGGGTATCCCGCTCGACGAAAACATAATCAAAAGCAAAGATTTTGCGGCAGCACAAAAAGCGTTAACCGACCAATTTGGTGGCGCGGCAGCTGCAAACATGAACACATTTGAAGGCCGCCTAAAGAACGTCAAAATAAGGTTTGACGAGTTCGTAGAAACTATTGGCTACAAAGTCTTGCCCATCGTGGATTCACTGCTTAAAAGCGTCACAAAACTTGTAGACATTTACAGCGCTAAAGGCTTGGGCGGTGTACTTGACAGCATAAAAGGCAAGTTTTTAGAGTCACGCACCGCAGCCGACGGCACCGTAACCAGCAACGGCAAGTTATATAACGCAGCCGTCAAAGCCCGCAACGGCTTTACCTACATGTTTAACGCTGCGCGCCAGTTGTCCAACGACTTAACCGGTACAGAGTTCCGCATTACTGAGTTAAAAAAGGCTGTAGGCACAGACTTTACAAAGCAGTTAGATTTCTCTGTCAACTCGATGAAAGAAATGGCCAAGGCATTAAACCTTGTTTCCGTTATGGGGCCAGTAGCTTCACGCAACTTAAGCGAGTTCCGCAAATACGCACTTGACATGGCACCAGTACTTGCCCAAGAACGCTTAGACAAACTCGCTGAAGCAGAGAAAAAAGCAGGCGAAGCCGCCGCAGCTGCCGGCATTGCCAACGATAAAGCCAAGGACAAAGCCGCAGCGCATACCGCCAAACTTAAACGGCAAGCCGAGGCAGCTAAAGAGGCAGCAAAAGCATTGGCCGAGGATTACGCTCGCGCACTTGAAAACGCCGTGCAGCTCGTTAAAGACCAGTTCAGCCCCGCGCTCATGCGCGCCAACGACCAATTAACCAAGGCAACCGATACCTACAACAACTTCTACAACGCAACCCGAGAAGTAGTAAGCGGCATATTTGACGTTGGCGCGGCATGGACAACAGCAGCCGACAGTAAAGGCGCAAAAACCTTTTTTGGAGAACTCGACGACCAAGCAGCCAAGGCCACAAAACTTGCTGGCGGCATAGAAAAACTTATAGCAGCCGGGCTAGATGACCCCGCACTACTGCAACAAATACTTGGCGCTGGCGCGGACGTTGGGCAGGAAATTATTACTGGTTTGCTTGCCGGCGGTAAAGAGTCCATAGACAAACTCGTGGGTATCTCTGGCACTATTAACGCGGCGGCCGACCGTGTAGCCAAGTTGACGGCCGATAAGTGGTACAAGTCGGGTGTTGACCAAGCGCAAGCCATTGTTAATGGCGTTAATAGTGTTATTGAAAACACCGAGTTTCTGTTGAAGTTTGCTGTAAGTCCCGAAAGTGTGGCGGCTATTGGCGCGCAATTTGGTGCGAACATTGGCACGGTGCAGGCTGGTGGCGTACCTACGTTGACTAGTAACCCGTTTGGCGGGGTGCTTGGCAGTATTAACACCAGCACAAACGCCGACATGTCACAGTTTGGTGGCGGCAATGTCGCGGCCGCAAGCGTAACTATCAACGTCAATGGTGGTGACCCCAACGCAGTTGTAAGCGCGCTACGCAGCTACATGCGCACCAACGGCAGCGTGCCCATAAAGGTAAGTAACCCGTAATGGCATTGCAAAGTTATACGTTTCAATACACGACAGACTTTAACCCCACCCCGTCTACGGTCTACACGACTTTAGATAACGTCGTATCGTTTAGTGTCAACGGTGGACGGCAACGCCAACTAGACCAATACAAGGCCGATACTGCCACCATTGTTATGCGATACCCGACCGGCTACGCGTCACCTATCACCGCGTTAAAAGCTGGGACAACGATACGCATACTCTTAACCAGCACCGGCAGCATTCTTACTTGGCCATACATTTACGTGGGCTACATAAACGACGTACAAGTCGAGTACGGCATACCGTACGCCGGTGGTGTCGGCAATGCCGACTATGTAACGATTAGCCTAGAGTCACATTTTGCGCGCTTTGGCCGCCAACAAGGCTTAGGTCTATCAGTCCCAGCCGATGAGATAGGCGCGACTCTTTCGTACGTTAGTTTCTATTCAGGTTCTACCGTAGGCAACGGCCCCATTGTCGGCTTTAAGACCGTTTCAGCAACAACGGTAGATGCCACATATGGCGATTGGATAAACCAATTACTCACGACAGTTAATGGCCGCATGACCGACGAAATACCACCGTTTTCGTCACCGCAAACAATTGTTTTAGACCCAAGTTATTTACGGGTACCGCCAGTAGGTTTTAGCGACACCGCCAACGACTCAACTAATCAGGTATACAACAAAATTACTTTTGATAGCGCGGCCCAAGAGTTTTATACCCAAGTAACTGTTGACCCGGTGGCGTACTCAGCACAAACGGTACAAACTGGCAGCGCGCCATACCGCACGTTGCAACTCAACACGTTTAACAGTTCCACAGCTGACGCGCTTAACTACGCCAACTACCTGCTAAATAACTACAAAACGCCAGTAGTGGCTATCAGTTCTATTACTTGCTCGGCCGAGTCTCAGAATGTGTTTAAGTTGGCAAACCTTGGGGCCACAAGTATTGCCGGCAACCAAACCGGCTGCGTCGGTTACCAAGTCGGTATTACGTTTCGAGGCACCACCTACTATGGCGTAATTGAAGGCTGGACAGTAAGCGGCACACCCGCCGGCAGTTCTTACACTTACTACATTTCAGGTGCAAACTTGAATGCGTATCTAATCCTTGATAATGCCGTTTTTGGCAAACTTGACTCAAATAGACTGGGGTACTAATGGCTATAAAAACTTTTACTACTGGCGAAGTGTTGACCGCATCGGACACAAACACCTACCTAGCAAACAGCGGCCTTGTGTTTATCAAACAACAAACCATTGGTAACGCAGTTTCAAGTGTTCCGGTAACTAGCGCGTTTAGTACCGATTATGACAATTACAGAATTATTGTTAGCAAGGTTGCCGTTTCTAACTTTGGTAGTTCCGCTGCAATGACTATTAACGGTTCAACGGGTGCAACGTATTCCGCTAACGGTTTTTTTATGGCCCCATCATCGTCAACAGTAAACGGTTATAACCAAAACCAAATAGTCAATGGTTTTTGGCTTGGCGTAACTGGCGGTACATGGTCGGCAAGTTTTGACATCATGAACCCATTTTTAACGTCCGCCACCAACCTTGTTGGCCAGTCGGCTAGCTCTTCAGGCGCTGGTTATTACAACACATTCATGAGCGCAGACAGTAACGCGGCTTCAAGTACCGGTTTCACGCTTGTTCAAGCAACCAACACATGGACAGGCGGAATAATTACCGTTTACGGATACCGAAAGAGCTAAAAAATGACACGACCAAATATCCAAATAGACGACGAAGTACGCGAAATGACAGAAGAAGAACACGCCGAGTATTTGCGCGTTACAGAAAACTCTTTAGAGGCCCCCGATGTTGTGGCGTAGCGCGTTCGTGGCTGTCTTGTTTGCCAGCATTCTTGTTGCTTGTGGCGACCGTGAGCGCGTCAACTGCCCACGCACCAAAAACAAGGCTTTACGCGCAGCTACCACCATCACGGTAGACACCGCCAGCCTAGGCAGTACTCGACTGGTTGAGAGCAAATGCCCGTAATACCGCCACCACGCCGACCCGAGCGCATGACCGGCGAAGAAATAAAAGCTCGTCTTATATTCGTTGTTGCTTGCGCGCTATCGCTCACGTTTGTTGGCGCAACCATGGCACTGCTTTACGGCCTGCTATTCGTCACCCAACCGCTCGACGTATCAGACAACGACAAAAGCGCATGGGCGACACTTCAACCGCTACTACTGTTTCTCACCGGCTCACTAGCCGGACTACTCAGCGCTAACGGCCTAAAAGACAAACCGAAAGGCAAACAAGATGAATGACGACGACAAAAAAGGCCTACTTAAAATAGTGCGCCAAGCCGTAGCAAACCTTTTGCACCGCATAGCAGACATCATTAACCGCCCATGAAAAGCACCAAGTACACCATTACCACCACACCCCAAGCAATAGCACCGAAACGCAACAACTACCGCGCCATATACATGCACGTAACCGGCAACACCGTTGTATACCTAGGCGGCTCGGAGGTAAGCAGTACCGAAGGCACCGCACTAGAAAAACACACCAGCCCATTTGAGCTGTATGTCCCAGCCGGCGAAACCGTTTACGCTGTCGTAGCGAGCGATACCGCAGATTTGCGCGTGCTCGACTGGTCTAACTAATGTACCCGACCCAAAAAATTAAATTGCCAAAAGACCTAGCCGGCCACAAAAACGGGCAACTGCCACCCGAGTTGTTAGGCCCCGTACCCGGTGGCAAATTACACAAATGCGCGGTACGCAGCTACAAGCACATGTTGAATGCAGCTAAGGCCGCTGGCGTAGAACTAAAGCCAACGTCTACCGTTGATACCTACAGGCCGTACAGCGTCCAATACAACGCGTTTATGCAGCGTTACAGTCCGAAACCAACCGGCGACACCAGAGGCATAACCCGCACTTTTGACGGCAAAACGTGGTACCTAAAAAAAGGTTTTGCCCCATGCGCGGCACCCGACCCGACAGGCGTAAAAGGCTCTAACCACGGTTGGGGACTCGCAGTAGATTTCTCAAACTGCACCGGCAAAACCTTTACATGGTTAACCAAAAACGCTAACCGTTTCGGCTGGTACATCGGGACAGGCGACCCCGCCAAACCCGGCTTCGAGTCATGGCATTGGGAATACGTACTCGGTAACGTCTGGTCACCACCCGCCGAAACCGTTACACCATAAGGCTTACAGCCAAAAGGCGCGCCAAACCGCCAAAACGCCACTAAGGTTTTTACTTATCCCGACGGAAGGTAGAACCTATGAAACGACTACTTGGCGTACTCGCCGCAGCTGCACTCTTGGTGCCGGCTACACAAACAAAAGCAGCCACCGAACCCGACTGCCTACGCTTCACCGCTCTAGCGCTAGAAGTTGGTTGGGCTAAACGCGAGATACCACGGCTCATGCAGATATGTAAGCGCGAGTCTAAAGGCTTCGCCCGTGCTTGGAACCAGCGCGACCCATACACCGGCTCATACGGTCTCATGCAATTAAACGGCAGTAACAAACGGTTTCTTGTCGAGTCTGGCATTGTGCGTAAAGCCATGACCGAACTATGGGCACCGCGCAAAAACCTTAAAGCCGCGTTAGCGCTTTTTAAGCGTCACGGCTGGGCACCATGGAACGGCAACAGCTCTAAAAAATAGTTCTTAATAAGACTTGCATAGGTTCTTACATTGTGTAAGATGTCGTTATGACAAGCAAGCCCCGTACCAACAAATGCGGCAGCGACACAGGCTATGTATACCATCTCAAAAACAAAGAGACGCCATGCGCGATGTGTAAACAAGCTCATGCCGCATACCAACGCAATTACAACAAACAGAGAAAAGGATAATAAAAAATGGTTAACCCGACTGACCAAGTAGACCGAGCACTAGCCAACTTGTGGGCGAACACTCGACCCAAAGCAACTGACGTGCTAATACGTAACCTGCGCGCTCACGCTTACAGCTACGCAATGGACGACCCGAAACTCTGCGAAGACTTACGCCAAGCCATCGGCAGGCTAGAACACCCAAGCAGCCTTGAGCCGAAACCGGCCAGCATCATTGACCGTCTAGACGACATTGTGCAAGAACTACACGATCTAGGCCATACGCAACTTGGTGGCGAAACCGACCAACTACTCATTGCAATAGACAACGCATTGCGCGGTGCAAAATGAGAACGATTGCAGGCATTTTTGCGTTTGTTGGTGTGATGACAGTTTTTACGCTGGTTACTTTGTGGGCCGCCGACTGGATACAAAACTATGACGAAAGCGGCAGGTACGAGTAATGGCTTTTGACCTATCCGAATACGTAGACGTAAAGACACGTCTTAAACAAGCGCTTGCGCTTTACCCGCAGCTGCGCATTGTCGAGCACCGCCCAGAAATAACCCAAGTAGGCGACCAGCTCTTTATTGAGTGTTCGGTCACCGTGAGCCGTGACCCCGAAGACCCCATACCCGTAACCGCGTACATCTTTGAGCCGTACCCCGGCAAAACAACGTTTACTAAAAACAGTGAACAAGCGAACGGCGCGACCAGCGTTTTGGGACGCGCGCTCGGGTACATGGGCCTAGGTATTGACAAGTCCATCGCCAGCAGTAACGAGGTTCTAGGCCGCCAGCAAGCAGCCGAAGACAACGACCGCACCAAGGTAGTAAGCATTGCGCGACCAACCCCAACACTGGACGGCCCACGCTCTAAAGAAATTGGCAGCGCTCGACTAACGGCACGCGAACAAACCGAAGCAAGCCAAACCACCAACACCGGTGGCGCGACCGCTAACCAAATAAAAATGCTTACCCAAATGCGGTCGCCGTGGTCATCTACCCAGCCTTGTGGATTCTGTTGGGTTTCTACAACCATGCGGCCATTGCGGTAGCGGTCTGTCTTGACCTCAAAACTGCCGCCACTCATCTGTTCTAGAAACTCGAGCACGACGCGCTCGCCTTTTTCGCCGTAAGCCAAGTCGCGCTCAAATGTCTGCTGGGGTATGTCGTAGGCGCGGCTCATATGTCACTCAGTCGCGCAATTACAGCGTCTAGGTCTTTTGGGTACCAGCAATAGCACTCGTAGTCTGCCTCGAGTAGGTATCTTTGCCAGCGCAGCTGTGCGTCGGACTGTTTGTTGCGTCCAGCCTTCAACTCAGCGAACACCAGCCCGCCAGTTGGGTGGCTCATCACTAGGTCAGGAAAGCCGGCATCGCCTTGAAAGTGTGTGGCCCAACGTTCGCCTACTTGTGCTGGTTTGGCGTGGTAAATCAACCAGCCGCGCAATTTGGCTACCGCGCACACTTGCTTTAGAAATGCGGCCTCGGTCATGCCGGTGTAACTATTTGTCGGCATTGGCGGCCTGCTCTATTGCTCGCGCTAAGCGCTGGTAATCAGCTTGTAGGTCCATGAATTGGCGTATCACTATGTTTAGTTCGCGCCTCAGGCTTTCGCATTGTTGGCGTGAGTCGTAGAGCATGCTCGAGTACGCCCAGAGCGCTTGCTCAGCCGGCATCGTGTCTAAGTTGCTCATCACTTCACCTTTGGTATTGGTTTTATGGCAAGGAACATGTCTTTAGCCTCGCTGTACGTCATGGGTGCTGCAGGGTCAAAATCTAGCCCACGTTCAGCGCACATTTGGGTAAGCATTTTTATTTGGTTAGCAGTCGCGCCGCCGCTGTTGCTGGTTTGGCTTGCCTCGGTTTGTTCTCTGGCTGTTAGTCGAGCGCTGCCAATTTCTTTAGAGCGTGGGCCGTCCAGTTTTGGTGTTGGTCGCGCAATGCTCACTACCTTGGTGCGGTCGTCGTCATCGGCGGCTTGCTGGCGGCCTAGAACCTCGTTGCTACTGGCGATTGACTTGTCAATTCCTAACCCCATGTACCCGAGAGCGCGGCCCAAAACCGACGTCGCGCCATTGGCTTGTTCACTGTTTTTCGTAAACGTTGTTTTGCCTGGGTACGGCTCAAAAATGTACGCGGTCACGGGT